ACTATCGGGATTGCCGATTGACGTAAGTTGAGAACTTGTGGTTGATTGTATTGTTATTAGAACGCAGGTCGATCTTTTCCAGCTCAAGAACTAGATAAGTCTGTGCTACTTGCTCCTCAGCGATGGCTTCCTCTTGACGGTTCTGAACCCGTAGGAAGTCAGCATATACAGCGTGAGCAATGTAATTGAAGAACTCACCTGGAACTTCTGCCGTTGAGTTGTAGTAATCCGAGGTAACAGTAAATGGTGTGAACTGCTTCTTGTAGGAGACAAATGCTGTATTGCCAGAAGTGCTTTCAACATTAAGAATATTAGCCCCAAAAGAATCTACAAAAAAATCATATTCAACGGCTGAATTATTTTTAAACGCTTTTTTTCTGTGGATTCTATTAAAATCACCAATAGTAGTTTTTCCTTCTGGGAGTGCAGAATAAGTTATTAAAGTTTTAGTTACAACATTAAGCGCATCATCACCTGTTCTTGGTGTCCAAGTTTCAACATCTTCAATTGCATCATTTTTTACAGTATCAGCTTCGGTAAACTGAACAGTTCCACCCGAAACAGTAATTGTTCCGTCAGTTTCTTTGGTATATCCAGAACTAGTTTCAACTGCCCACGCATTGCTTGAGTTCTTATAAATAAAAGAAGTTGGATGTGTAGTGCCTTGATAAACCGTTGTGCCTGCAATTGCTGTTGAACCTAATCCAGATGCTGTTCCACGAATTTTGTAACTTTGATTAACCAAAGTGCTTGTTGAACTTGTAGCTCCTGATAGTGTATAAAAATTTATGTCTCTTTCTTCCGAAGGAACAAAATACCGGGGCCATACTGGACTTTCGTCAAATGCCTGTTGAAACCTACGGTTGATAAAGTGACCGAGTTGGCTTTGCTCGCTGTCAGAAAGCTCGCCACCCGTCCCGATAAGGGCGGATGCTGTCTTGAAAAGATCACCGTAAGTTCTGGTCTGCATTAGATTTTGTTGGGGCTAAGTTCTGGGAACTTCTTGTTGTAGTACTTTAAAAATTCTTTAGAATGCACAGTCTCTTGACCGTACTTCTGCACGAGCCGAAAGAACTCGCGGGCTGGCATTGTAGCAACTGGTCGTCCCAATGTAGGATGAACAGTACCTTTTAGTTGATGTGCCTCCTTAGCTGCTTGCTGGTAGCGATCCTTTTCAGTCGCTCTTTCCAACTGGAGTCCACCTTGGATCTCCTGCATTAAGGCACGGTCAATCTCCTCGTCGGAGTAAGTCTTGGAATTTGGTACAATGATATCCATAAAAAAAAGGCAGGGGGGCTTTCGCCCCCCAACCAGAATTAATTAAGATGCGCTGACGATCTTACCGTGAGCACCAGGGTGGTATACACCAAGTGTCAAAGCACAATCAACGAATCCACGTTCGCCACCACCAAGATTTGGAAGGCGAGAGCTACCCATAGGGATGAGTTCGTGAACACCGTAGTATTCAGGATTCACCAAGTAACCAGCCATTCCCGAGATGCCTGCTTGAGCTGGCATACAATCAGGGTTAGCGTTCACAACGGACACGATGCCGTGGTCACTTTGATACAGGTCAACAGATAGCTTGATGCTACCGCTGTTGCCGTCATAGTTGACTGCACGTACGTTCTCAGTAGCACTGCCGCTGATGCGAGCGAAGTCACTGATGTCCTGACGGAGAGCTGTGTCAGCAACGAGCATAAGGTTGTTGGTTGTACCAGTAACCTTGAAGATCGAAGAGATGATGCTGTTCAGTTCAGTTTCAGCGAATGTGCCTTCAGCAGCAGTAACATCAGCGATGCTTGCAGCTGGAGTTTGGAATGCAGCAGGTACGTTACCCGAACCAGCAGCATTTTGAATCCAGTCACCAAGACCACCAAGGCGGTTGACTACACCAGCACCGTCTTCGGTTGTCTGAGTGTTAGCAGAAGCAAGGCTTGCTTCGATGTCGCGCTTGAGTTCACGGATTGCTTTAGCTTCAGCTTGAGCAACTTTAGCTGGACCAACTGAATCGACTGCTTCTTGCAGATCGGAAACTTTGTAGTCCCGGCGGAACTTTTGAACGCGGTTACCAAGACGAGCACGGCCAGCGAACTGGTCAGTGAATGTGGTTACGTCAGCACCTTCGGCGATCCCAGCTGTGCTAGGAGCAGAAAGAGCGTCAACAGTCCACTCAACTTTAGTTGCGGATGCTTTTTGCTTGTTAGCAGAAGAAAGGATAGGAGTTTCTTCAGGAGCAAGGATAGTCAAGACGTCGGTCAAGTCCTCGCGGTTAGATACACCAGAACCGGTGTTTGTAGTATCGTATGTATTAGAGAATGCCATAATTATATAGAGTTAGTTAATGAATTAGTTAATGAATTAGTTAGTGGCGAGAAGCCATTTTGAATTTCCTGAGGTTGGCGAAATCGTTTGCGCTACCCGTCTGTTTGAACCTAGCCTCTAATTCCTTTAGGGCTTTGGCTGTTCTTCCCATCCCCTTGTCGGGTTTGGAAGCTGATGGACTTGCTGATTTGGGGGGATTTAATACAGCGGATGTCTTACGCTCAGTAACGGGCTTACGTCCGTAGATACTGTTAGTAGCGTGAGCGAACCAATAATCCAATTGTGCAGCTACCTCTGGTGCTTCCCGCTTAACAACTTTCTTCAGTTGTTTGAAACGTTCGTCACCTACAGTGGCTTCAAATTGTTTGCGTAAGTCATTGTCCTCACCTTCCAACCAGGTCAGTTCTTTTCTGGCACGTTCTGAGAAAGAATCAGCGAGCTGTTCTCCTTCAATTTGTGCCTGAACCTTCTTGAGTTGATCGGGGAGAAAAGTTTTCTGTGCTTTACGGGCTTTCAATAAAGCCTGTCGCACGTCCTTCTTTGTCCACTCCTTACCTTCGATTTCGGTTACAATGTCATCAGCGGCATAGCCATCGCTCTCAAACAGAATATCCTCAGCCCATTCAACAACTTGGTCGACTTCCCCCGCTTTGGCCTGTAACTTCTCGACAGAATCAAGGTTACCGTAGGGGTTATTTTCAACCTTCTTGGTTTCTAATGGGTTAGGTGTTTCTTTGAGTTTAGCTTCTAGACTAGCTAGACGTTCTTCGGCAGCTTTGCGCTTCGCAGTCAATTCACCGAATCGAGCTACAGCACGGCTACCTAGCTTGTCAGCCAGTTCCCGCAAATCCTCCTCGGACATATCGTCCAAGTCCAACTGTGAAAGAACATCTTCGGACTCCTCGGTTTCCTCATCGGTTTCCTCGGTTTCAACTGATTCCTCAGCTTCCTCCTCAGTTACCTCTTCGGTTTCCTGCTCCTCGGTTTCTTCGACCTCTTCCTCTTGTGGCTCTTCAGCTACAGGATTTAGTTGTCCAAGTCTCCGCATTGCGAAATCCTCGACGGATATATTATTATTGTCCACTGAACTTTGGTCTGCCTCAGCGTTAGCAGTTTCGATTTCGTCTGTCATATTATTACCACTCATTAACGCCGAGCGATGGCGATGAGCGCATTATAACATACGTGTTTACATTCTATCTGAATGCTTCAATCGAAGCTTGTCCCACCCTGACATTTGCAGGATTTGATCATAGGTAATGATTCGACCGGAAACCTGTTGAATAGTCTCACTTGATGCTTCGTGCATCTCACTGATAGTTTCCTCCCGGAGTTCGTGAATCATTTTGATGAACCGAGCAAAGGATTCATAACTGTGCAAGCTATTGATATCGTCTTGTATATTCATATTACTGAGCTGCTGAACGCATTAAACCTACTGTACGTGGACCACGGGACTTGATTTGCTTGAACCAATTGCTGTCAACCATTTCATCGGCTGCTACGTTATAATCATTTGCCTCTAGACCTTCACGCATCTTTTTAAACTTGTTTAGTTTAGTCAGCCCTAAGTTAAAGGACATATCGACAATTGCCTTTTTTACTGGCTCAGGTCGTCTTGCAAATCCCTTGTCAAACTTTTGGGCATCGTTGAATGCTTGGGTTAGGCTGTAATTGTAAAGGGTCTTGATTTCCTTGTTGCTTAGTTCCCTTCCATTGAAGAGTTCATTAATATCAATTCCTTCATTCTTTAGGATCTTTCGATTACTTGAATCCTCTAGGTTGAAACCGATACCAATAGTCCTGTGACCCTTGCTGTCCTTGTATACCTTTGGTTTGACACCCTCATTGAGGGCAATCATATCGTAGTATT